CCCCGTCATAACTGTTATCACCTGTATTTTTCCAATCAATAGTAGTATCAAGTCCAACCAAGTCTTCCTGCTGTTCGTTTGCAATAATCTTTTTACGCGTGAACTTACTTGCAGGAACCCTATAAGCAAGTTCAGACTTAGGCCTATCCATACCGTCTTGTATCGGTTTAAAAAAGAAAGGATAATTGACTGATATTGGTACAACTTTGTCTGTAAACATTTTCTTTGCATCTGATCCACTTTTAGATAATATACCAAATCTACTATCACTTGCTAATGTAGCTAGGTTAACTGTTTCTGCTGAAGACATAAACGAAAAACCAGATCGTCTATTTTTAAGGTAACACATACCATAACAACGTTTATCTGCTTTGCATGCCTCCCAAAATATATAGAATAGTCTATTAGCCTCTCTAAAATCAGGCGCACCTACATCTATTTTACTCCATTGTAAATACATATAGTGGCTACCAGTTATATAAGTTGGTTTACCATTGTTATTAAACCAAAAGCCTTCGTCTCTTCTTTTAAACTCTTTATCTATATAATCAAACCATTGGTCTTTATGCTCTTCAGGATATGACCGCCAATCAAATATAGTTTTTAATTTAAATAACTCTTTTGGATATTCTAGTTTTTGCCATTTACGTTTGGCATGCACGTGCACGTCGGTTGGCATCTTTGGTAACGCAATTCGTAAATTTTGCATTTCAATGATTTCGCCAACTTTTCCACTTTTTGATATAACGATAATATCATGTTCTTTATTATATCCATATTTCCATTTTTTACCTCTGTTCATACGAGTTAACGTCGTACGTTTAACAGGTTCTATTATTTTAACTAGTGTTTGTTCGTAACTCATCTTGATCTACCTTCAGCAAAGCCTTTAAATACTTTATTGTTTTTTTCAACTTCTTTACCATCAAGTATGTTTTCTTCTTCTTGTATTCTATTTAATATTTCAAACGCGTCAAATATAGCTAGTTTTTTTGTTGCGGCTGCATTTTTTAACCTATCAGCACTAACATCATCTTCTGTGTTTGTAATAATTTTTTCTTTAGCAACATTAATTAGTTCTTCTACTGCTCTGTGCCCAGCTTGGATTATAAGCTTTTTCGTCTCCTTGATATTCATATTTAATTGTAATAAATTTAGTATACACCCTGTATAGTAGCTCTCCATCAATAACAAACTCATAGTTAGATATAGGCGTGAAACCTACTAAATCATTTACTTTAAAAGTTCCATCAGTATATTTTATAATACCAACGTTTTCTTGTGTATCGCTACTAGAGTACTTGTTTTTGTTTTTTATAGGCTTAACCCAACAAAAACCTTTTGGCGTATGCCACTCCCAAAATTTTTTATATAAAAATATTTGATCTGGCTGTACTATATAAGTGTTTTCGTTAAAATAGCTTTTACTATTTTTCTCTATACCTTTAACATTATACCAACGTCTAAACACGTTGTGATGTAGTATAACATCATCGTTTGTTTCTATATCTGTATCGCCAACTATAGGTGTTGATAACACTTTTGCTCTTCTATTAACGTATTGATGGTTGAAGATTTCAGTGTTAAGAATTAACTCTTTATCTCCAACCTTCTTTACGTTATTGTATCTTTTACCTATTGGCTTTACAACGAAGTTGTAAACGCTTTTCATTAGTACTCTAAATTATACTCTACAGATACAGCCATGTTTTTGTTAAAGTCTTTCCAAGGTAAAACATCTTTATTTTTTTTAATATATATAGAAAACTTATCTTCTTCTTCTATTATATCGCAAATAGTATGTCCACCATATACTTCTTGGCCAACAGCGTAGTGCATCGCATCGTTCTTATAATCTTTACCTACACTAATTTTTCTTATTAGCCTCGCCATCTTCGTCGTATTTTATTGTACCATCTTCAATATTAATATTTACTGTACCGTAATCTTTTTCAAGCTCAGCTCTTAAAACTTGTAAGTTTTCTTGAAATTTAATTACTTCATGTGAAAGTAAGTGTTTTTGAGTTTCAAGTCTACCCATTTGCATTTGAGCATTATTAATATTGCTAACAATAGTTTGTGTTCTTTGTAACTGCTCGTCAGTTATTTTTTTTGGTTTTAAGTCAACCAACTTTTTTTTATTTTTTGCCATTTTATTTAATTTAAGTTAATTTAATTTTATACGTTGTATCTAGGGTTTAAATATGTTGTGTATATATTATCCATATCAGTCTGTGATAATTGTGCATTTTGCCAAATAGCTATCTCATGAATTCTACCTTTAAAAGAGTTAAGGCCATCATTGTCATCACCACTCATTTGATGTAGTTTTATTACAGTGTTACTTGTTGTATTGCTTGAGTTAGAATTATCTAAAGAAAGTGCCTCTAAAGTTCCTCCACCGTGTGTCTGTAATGTAACTGCTCCAGAGCTATCTCTTACAACAAAAAGTATTTTAATACCACTAGTGTCAAAAGGTGTTCCTGAGCTTGCTACAAATAATTGCTGTGCTGTTTCTGTTTGAATTCTAAATCTATCATTTGCCGGAAATGAAAATTTAGTATTAAAACCTTGGCCTCCACTAACTATAGAGTGGTTAGCATCTATAGTGTTTATTTTGTAAACAAACATAAACGTTGCACCTCTACCTGCTTGTACATCTACTAATCTAGTTGGATCATCAAGCCTATAAAAATCATTAACACCATCAAACTCTGCATAACCAGGATTAGTGTTAACAATAGTAGGTTGTTTAGCAGTAACTACTTGGTTCATTATCGTTAGTTGTGAATCACTACTTTCCCACTCACCAGCAGAAGGGTTAGTACTTTGATCACTCACATACCACCACTGTAATCTGTTAGGTATAACATCACCTGGGGTGTACACAGTGCTGCCAGCTGTAAGCTCGTAAGTATTCTTAGTTAGTGAATTTCCTAATCCTAATCCCATTAGTTTCCTATATAAGCTATTATCATTTTGTTTGCAGAAGCTTTAACTTGAGTATATCTTCCATATATAATAGTTCCAGCTGGAATTGAATTACTTACGTCGATAACTGTACCACCAGTACCAGACTCACCAAGATCAGGAGATAAAGCAGCATCATGAGCAGCTGTAGTTGTACCTGCATACTCTATACCATTGCTAACGTCGTTCTGAGCAACTAAACCTCCATTTGTTGCTAGTGTTGTTGCTTCTAAAAAATGAATAGCTACAAATACTTTTCCAGTTGGTGGTGTCATTGGTGTTGTTGTAGTGTCACTAAAAATACTACCTAATTGTCCAAAGCCATAAGAGACTTCTGTTGAATTTATTCCCATTATTTTTTTACTTTTTCTAGTGATCTACCGCCAAAGTAAGCACCGATCACTGTTATTAATACTAATTGTAAAAGATCTACATAAGAGTCTTTTACATCAAAATTTATAAAGCCAGCGTCTATAAATACCAACAACACCGTGCTTATTACTAAGAACACTAATACTAGTGGTCTTATATTCTTACTTAACCATGAATCACTATTCATATCAAGCTTCCACCTTTCAGTTACTTGCTTTTGCATTTCAGCTTCGTAACTCATTATCATATCTTTTATTTTAGCTTGTGCAGCTAATTTTTCTTCTTTTGTTGTAGTTAGGTTATCTAAAACACCACCTACGTTTTTTACAAGCTCTCCAGCACCTGCTGAAAATACTTTGCTTAATATACTCATAATTTATTTTTTAATATCCACTACCACTACCACCGCTACCTGAACTAGAACTTTGTTGCGATACTGGAGTTGTTATTGATGTTGAGCCAGTTGCGTTCATTAGTTGTTGAGGCGTTATAGGATTTACTACTACTGTTAGGTCTGCAGCTGTAATATCAGCATGTGTAGTACCTGCCATATACCCGGTTACACCTAAAATAGTATGTGTATGATGTCCAGCTATATTATATTGACTACCCCAAAGCTCAGCTTCAGCTATACTTGTGAATACTGGTATATTATCTATATTACCTATTAAACTCATTTATTACCATTATTTGCGTCATTTTCCCAAGGAAAGTCGTGACTACCTGCTTCTTTAGCTACTCCGTCAACAATAATCATGTCTTGACCGTTAATATCTTTTCTTTCGTATGTAACGCCATTAAACTTAACAAAATTATCACCATAAGATAGTTTGCCAACTTTCATATCAGTAGCATGTCTCATCTCGTGGTTTATAACTTCTTTTTCTTCTTTACTACCAGGTATTATTTTATCACTAATAAATATACTACCGTCCATATTAGCCTCACCCATTACGCCTGGCGCTAAAGGTTTTCTAATTACAGGAGTGCCAGGTACTGAAATATCACTGTCTCCACCTTCTTTGCTAAAAGAAAGTTTAGATTTTATAACACCATTAGTCATATAGTTTGATCTTGCTTTACCTAGTTTATACCCCATTATCTATCAATATCTTTTATCATATCATCAATAGCTTTGTTGTAAACTTTATCTGTATATGATTTGTTATTAAAAAAAGTGCTACGCTCAGATATAGGTAAATCTTCTTCACCTAGCAACACTCTATATATTCTACTTATTAATTGAGAACATTTAAACGATGTTTTAAATACAGAATATTTAATTGTTGTTCTGTTACGATGTCTCCAAGCTTCAATCCAACCATCGCGTCTTAATCTCTCCCATCTTTGTTTATCCCACGAATACGTGTAAGTACCATCTATAAACTCTTGTCGTGTAAATCTTTTTTTACAATCTAAATAAATTAAAAGTTCTAAGTCTGCGTCTTTTAACCCGTAAGTTTTACAGGCCCATTTTCTAACGAGCCTGTAATACTTAAGGATATTCATATCACGCAAATCTTGCGCGGTTAATCGCATTTATTAATAACCAGATTCTGGTGTATAAATTAAACCGTCAATACCTAAGCCTTCTAGCTCTCGAGATAAAACAGTTTTACCGTCAGATCCATCTATAACTGTTACAACGCCTTCATGGTTTTTACCATGTATAATTGCGTTAATACCATTTACGACGTCTTCATATTTACCATTATCATGATTAATAACTACAACGTCATCTTGGTTGTTGTTTTTAAGAGATCTAAATCTTAAAGTAGTTTGACCAGTTGCTGTAGCTTCAATACCCATTAATGCGCTTGCTGGGTACATAAAACTAGTTTCAAGTCCTTGTTGAAAAGTAATAGTTATTTTGTCATTAACTTCAAAGTTATAACCATTACCAGAGGCTTGTGAGATGTTATCAAAAACAAGCACACTGTTACTCATGCTGTTTATAGCAGAAGTAGCTAGTGTTAAATCAGCACCAGCTCCTGGATGTGAATAGTTAGTACCAATATCGGAGTTAGCAGCATCAGCAGGTGTTACTACTAAGCCAGCTATTTCAGTGGCGCTATCAATATCATCACCACCTAAACCAGTTATAGTGTTTAATGTTTGCGTTGCACTTCCTTGTGTTGACACGAAAGATGCAGGTCTAAATTTTCTAAAGTATAAATAAGTTTCCATGATTATGATGTTGTTATTGTCATTGCAGATATATCAGAAATACCAGCTGCACTTATTGCTCCTTCATTAGAAGGTAAGTCACCGTTTAAATCTCTTATAACTGTAAAGTTGTTAGTATTATTTCTATTTCCGTTTGCTAAAGATGCGAACTCACCACAAACAGTCTTGTGGTTGTTTGCAGATATAGTACAAGATACGTCGTCGTTCTCTGCTATAGTCTCTGTATCAACGAAAAAGAATTCTAGTGTAGTGCTATTAGTAGATACAGCTCCTTTAAATCCAGAAGCTGGAAACATAATAGCATCTTTGTCTTGGTTGTTGTCTCCATCAACCGCGAAAAATAAATAGTTTTCTGCCATTGTTTTAATTTTTATAGATTAACAGCACTTACGCCTGTTATATCTCTGTGAATAAATTTACCCGTTAATACGTCAGCGACTTCCACTACAGCTCCGTGTCTTGGATGTCCACCCATAGCGTTTGCTAAAGCTTGAAAAGCTCTTTTTTGCTCAACACCTGCAGCGCCATCAGTAATGCTTAGTTCAATTTCTGAAAATGCAGCAGCACCACCAGTAGTTTTATGAAAGTGTACTTCCATTACTCCAGCACCGTTTATTTTAGCACCTGCAAATTTGCTAGGTGATATTGCTAAACCCTCAGTTGCTGATTTAACAAATTTAATAGTTGTACTCATTTTTGTTATTTTTAAATTAATAATTTGTTTACTGTTTGCGGTTTACAGTTTTTGGTTTTTGGTTTAGGCTTAATCTATCAATACCACATCGCCTGAGCGAATCACATGGTAAAGAGTTTCTTTATACTGAACTCCGTGTCCAGCATGTTTGTCATAATAAACAACATCTTTATTGTTTATCCCTTCTACAAGGTTGCCAACAGATATTACGTTAGCCTTTATATACCTATTGTCCTCATCTATATCTTCTGTAAGTATAAGCCCACCAACTTTTTTTGGCCCTTGTTTTATTTTTTCTACGATTATATAATTATTGACTGCTCGCATCTCCTCTCATGTTTGAAATTATACAATCTGCGGATATAATAGTAGTTACAACACTTACCGCATTTTTAAGTGCTGACTTAGTTACAAGTACTGGATCTATAATACCAGCTCGTATCATGTCAGACTCTGTGCCATCGTTTACATCAACGCCTTGACCTTTTACAGGTTCTACGGCTTTTATTATACCAGCATTATCTAATATAGTGTGATAAGGTGCTTTTATAGCGTTTAATAATATCTTTTCAGCATCATTATCAGCTATTATTTCCTGAGCTGCGTTTAATAGTGCAATACCACCACCTGGTACTATACCTTCTTTCAAAGCAGCTTTTGTCGCGTAGATAGCATCTTCTACCCTGTCTTTCTTTTCCTTTAATTCTACCTTAGATGCAGCACCTACCTTTACCATACCTACTTTACCTGATAACATCGCAAGCCTGTCTTGTATTTTTTTCTTCATAAACGGCGATTTTTCCTTTTTTATCGCTTTTTTAACATTTTCGATGCGTTCTGTTAAATCGTTATCAAGATCTATAGTAGTAATTACAGTATTTTTGCTATTTGTAACCGCTTTTTTAGCTTTTCCAAGGCAATCAACAGTAATTAAGTCCATGTCATCGCCTAATTCTTCGTTTATTACCGTTGCGCCGGTTAAAAACGCTAAATCTTGGATAGTATCTTGCTTA